GTTCGTGGAGGATTTAACGTAGGAGCTTTCTTGGTACTCCCTACTAGTTTACGGCCATGTATGCTATTTGTAGCATGGGCAAACCAATAATCTAGTTGGGCGGCGATGTCAGGTGATTCACGTTTCAGGACACTTTTTAGTTTCTTAAATCGTTCGTCTCCTACTGTAGCTTCAAACTGTTTGCGTAAGTCGTTGTCCTCACCTTCTAGCCAAGATAGTTCTTGCTTCGCTTGGGTGTCAAACTGCTTTGTTAGCACTTCGCCCTCCGCACGTAGTTGAACCTTAGATAGTTGGTCAGGTAGAAAAGTCTTCTGTGCCTTACGTGCTCTTAGTAGAGCCTGTCGCACATCCTTCTTTGTCCACTCCTTACCTTCAACTTCTGTTACTACATCATCTGCACCATAGCCATCACTTTCAAAGATCAAGTCCTCAGCCCATTCTACTACTTGGTCAACCTCAGTGGCTTTCTGTTGTAGCTTTTCGATAGTATCAAGATTCCCGTATGGGTTGTTCTCGACCTTTTTCGTTTCTAGTGGGTTAGGTTTTTCTTTGAGTCGTGCCTCAAGTTGAGTAAGCTTTTCTTCTGCAGCCTTTCGTTTTGCAGTCAATTCTCCGAATCGAGCTACAGCACGGCTACCAAGCTTATCAGCCAGTTCGCGCAAATCGTCCTCGGACATTTCGTCCAGGTCTAACTGTGAAAGAACATCTTCGGATTCTGGGGATTCCTCGGCGGCTTCTGCTTCCTCGGTATCCACCGATTCTTCAATAACCTCTTCAGTTTCCTGCTCAATAACTTCTTCGGCTTCCTGCTCTTGAGGCTGTTCAGTCCCAGGAGTAAGATCACCAATTCGCTTTTGAGCAAAATCCGTGACGGATATATTTGTTTTGTCCACTGATATTTTACCTGCCTCAGCGTCAGCAGTTGCTATTTCTTCTGTCATAATTTGTCCACTCATTAACGCCGAGCGATGGCGATTTTTGAATTATAACACAGGTAGTTACATGCGCTCGGAATGCTTCCTAGAAAGCTCCTGCCAATTAACTAATTGTAGCACTTGATCGTAAGTAATAATACGACCTGATACCTGTTGTATGTTGTCACTGGTTGCCTCATGCAACTCAGCAATAGTTTCTTCACGTAGTTCGTGAATCATTTTCATGAAGCGAGCAAACGCCTCGTAGTTATGAAGTGTTTTTATGTCGTCTTGTATTTGCATTATATCTCCGTGGATTGCGTGACGTTAAACAGATTCTGATTATTTGTCAATAGACAGAGACTAGATGCCCTGTGTATTAATCTGACCCATCTGAGCAGGGGCTGTGCCTACTCGTCCAATCTGTGCATTCTGAGCTTGTTGCATCTGGAACGTGTATTGACCTACATACTTCTGTAACCTAGCGGCAAACGCTTGGTCAGTCTGTAGACGTTGTGCAATATCTGGCTGTTGTCCGTATTGCTCTACAACTTGAAGGGCAATTTGTGCGCCAGCAGGTCGAGCGGGCATTTCAATACCAGCAAAGATTTTAGCCAAGTCATCTGTAACCTGTTCAACCACTTGTTGCTGTGCAGTCTCGACAGGTTGTAGGACGGCATCAGCCATTACTGGGTCAATGCTAGCGGCAGCAACATCTAGTAGGCTATCTACGTTTAGACGGTTGTTAGCGTTCAACTGATTCAATGCTACGAACTGCTGTAGTTTCTTTTCTACAGTCTCTGGGTCATTGTTCTGAACGTCAAAGTTAACCATGATGTCAAAGTTCTCGTCAGGGTTACCCTTGTCAAAGACTTGAGCATCTGGAACACCAGTTACACGGAAGAACACTTCGTCTGGTCCAAAGCGTTGGAAGCACTTGTAAGCCATCCCAATTACCTCAGCAGTGTGGCTAAGGAACTTATCTACCAAGAACTGCTTCCGTATTTGGCTGATTTGAGAACCTTCGTCTAGCCCTACTAACTTATCCGATAGGGTAAGGAGGGTGTCTTCCATTTCAATGGAACCAGTAGGTGGTGGGGGTGTAGGAGCAAAGTCCAGATCACCCTTACGGCGATACGGGATCAATCTGCCTGGTCCCCAATCGTTGGGAGCTTGACCAACTGGGTGAAGGATGGGAGGTAAAGTAGCTAGGCTGTTGCGGTCAACTCGTGAGTCACGCTCAACCTTAACTTGGTTTTGTAGACCGCGTAGGATAGATGGAACAGTAGTTGTGTCATATAGACGTTTGCTGTCCTCAGATAGCTTTGTAACTACTACAGGGTAGTCTTCGTATCCATTGAGTAGTTCAAACTTAGCATATCCTGGAACTTCTTCGTTACCATTGAACTCCTTGTGGAATACTGTGCAGTAAATGCCTTCTGCACCATCTTCTGGGTCAATGAGACGTTGATAGGCATAGCAGATTTCTACTAGCTCGTCTGCCTCATACGCATTGTCTGCTAGGCTTAGGCTGCGACGACCTTCTTGCTCACGCTCAATAGAGTCAATGTTTACACCTCTATACTTGGATATGATGTAGTCTACAAAGTCTTCGTCCCATCCGTCAGTAACTACCTTATTCTCTAGCTCCTGCGGTGTGTAGTAGGTCTTCCAGAAGCAGTAGGGTGCGCGTTGCGGGTCAGTGACGTATGGTGGGAAAAAGAAATCACCATCTGGTGCAAGTGTCTTAACGTCAGGAGCATTGACTTGCCTACGAACGATAGGTAGTTCAGCAACTCCAGTCTTTCTTAGTTCACGCAATGCCTTCTTAGCACGCTTCTTCGTTGTTCCCTCAAAGGTTGCTTGGAGCAAGGCAACTAGCTGTTCGTCATCGTTGCCGTTCTGTATAGCGTCAGCAACGTCGGGACTAACCTGTGCAATTTGATTCAAATCCAGTTGTTGCAGGATTCTACGATCTTCTTTCTGCCAACCAATATATGTAATCAATATACCTCGCTCAAGCAAATAATTAGCTCCTAGCTCCATCTCACGGTGGAACCTAGGTATGTATCCAGAAGATACCATCCACTTCAAGAAACCAGACACTACTCGGCTACGAGCAATGTCTCCGCTTTCTACTGGGAATGCCCTGACGTTTGCACGGTTTAGGGATGCTATAAATAATGATACTAGCCTTGTGATGCGCTCATCAATGAGATGGCACTCCATGTCGGACGCACCCTCCCAAGGAAAAGCGTCAGCTCCGTGCTTACGGTGGTCACGGCTCTTGCCTGGCCAGAAGTTTCTGCGGTCATCGTAGGATGTGCGGCAGAGGTCAAAGTATGCTTCTAGTTCAACAACCGTTTGGTCGTAAGCTAGACGGAGAGTCTTAATGTCTGGCTCGTCCTGTAAATATGTGAGAGACTCGGAAACGCTATCAGTTATCATGTTTTGGTTCTAATCTTTTGTGTACGGATTTTAACAACCGAATTGTATAAGTAGATGATACGCCTATTGTATCACATAGCTCTGCATTTGTCATGGCAACTCTTGTTTCATGCAATATGTATCGCCTTAGCATTTCCCAAGCAGCAAATCTATCTACTTGTTCCCTGCACCAATTACGATTTAATGTGATGTCACTTTCCTTTTCGCACATATCTGTAGCTAGTTCCCACGTGGTCTGATATTGCTTCAAAGGTTATTTCCTTGCCTATCAACTTACCCTGCCATTTGCGGGGGACAAGCATTGGAACTTTCTTACCAATCTCTTTGTTAAATACGTAGTTATACCGAGGGTTGGGACACTCTGTTAAAACACGACCAATGTAGTGCTTAGGTATAATCTCCTCAATCATAAAGGACTCTTCTAGGATGGCTGTGCCTTCCTCGTTGACCCATGTATTCTTTCCTTTACCTGTTAATGAACCTTCAGGTAGCTTGTCCTGTGCTATTTCCATAGCGTCTTCAAACTCCACCTCTTGTTCAAGTGCGATCTGCGTTAATTTCTTTTTAGGCATTAGTATCCTCCTTTTCCTTTAGTTGTTGTTTCCATATTATTTGTTGAAAAGTGATCTGGTCCCATTCCACCATTAGCCATACGTAGGTATCGAAGTAAGTCAACGAAGTCCTTGAGTGGCTCGTCTCGTTTACCTTGGTGACCCCAGTTTAGTAGGCTGTATATTAAATTACCGCAGGACTCGTGTATGGACAGCAAAGGTCTGTTGCTTTCGTCTACTGGTAGGTTTGGGTTATATTTCATCCATTCGTCAATAGCTGCAATGCCAGAGTCAATATCGGCTCCGTTCGATGGGACAAAGAACATACCCTT